GGCGGCAGGTGTGGAGTTCAACCTCCGATGTCCCCTTGACGGAGAATACAAAGTTGGAACAACGTGGGCAGAGACTCACTGAGGTAAACGTATGAAGAGCGTGTACACATTGGTAGACGACATCTACAAACTGATGGAGACGAAAGAAGTAGCAGAAGGCGTGGACTTGGAGTCTGCTATTGAACTCTTCGGTGAGAACGTCAAGGACCTCATGCGTAAGGAGTTTGGTGAGAAGCGAAGCGACAACCGCAAGCTACGTATGTCCAACATTGGGCGCGAGGACAGGTATCTCTGGAACGTCTACAATGACGTAGAGAAGTCCGACGACATACAGGGTCACACCTATGTCAAGTTCCTCTACGGTCACCTCATTGAGGAGATGCTACTGTTCCTAACTAGAGCCGCAGGCCATGAGGTAACGGATGAACAGAAAAAGTGTGAAGTTAACGGTATTACAGGTTCGATGGACTGTAAAATCAATGGCATTGTTACTGACGTTAAGAGTGTGTCAACTTATGGGTTTAGGAAATTCAAAGATGGTACACTGGCTTATGACGACCCATTTGGCTACGTGGCTCAAATTAAAGGATACGCGTATTCAGAAGGTGCTTCTAAATTTGGATGGTTAGCCATGGACAAGCAGAACGGTCATCTGACGTACCTCCTGTACGATCAGGACGACACTCAGGCTCCTGTCTATGACCTAATCAGCTACGACATCACGGAGCGTATTGACCACGTAAAAAAGCTAGTGGAGCATCCAACCCCACCCGACGTATGCTACGGCACTATCGACGATGGAAAGAGTGGGAACCAGAAACTCGCCGTCGGATGCTCCTACTGTTCCTACAAAAAGGTATGTTGGCCTACCGTTCGCGCCTTCGCCTACTCCTCAGGTCCAAGATATTTAACGGAGGTTATCAATGAGCCGAAGGTCCCGGAGATCACGCTTTCGTAGCACATTTGAAGAAGACGTTTCTAAACTACTAAAGGGTTTTGACTATGAGCCGTTCACCGTCCCCTACACCATTCAGCGCAGTTATCGTCCTGATTTTGTTCACAGCGCCTCTGGTGTTCTCGTGGAGTGTAAGGGGTACTTTAGAGACGGAGACACCAAGAAGTACACCAGCATCAGAGATAGTCTGCCAGCAGGACAAGAGCTTGTCTTCGTACTGATGCAGCCAAACAAGAAGATACGCAAGGGGGCTAAAATGACTATGTCAGAATGGTGTGACAAAGAGAACATTTTATGGTATACTATAGAGACACTACAGGAGTTGATTGACCATGTCGCTAACACTAGAGGAAGTTAAGGAACGCCTCTTGAAAACCTTTGACCCAGACGACCTACTGGAGGCCCTACAGATAACCTCAGAGCAGATACTGGAAAGGTTTGAGGACAAGCTAATCAACAGACTGGATGTGTTTGAACAAGAGCTAGAGGAAGAAGAGAATGAGTATTGATGACGCGACTCCCGAAGAGTGGGACACAGTTAGAGCATTGAACAATCTGTCCATAAGGAAGCCGAAGAAGGTAGACCCTGTGGACCAACCTGACCACTACAACAAAGGAGCAATCGAAGCCATCGAAGCAATTAAAGCGTCCATGCCTGAACAAGAGTTCAACGGTTATCTTAAGGGTAACGCACTGAAGTACCTCTGGCGCTATGACTACAAGGGCAAGCCCGTGGAGGACCTACGCAAGTGCCGTTGGTACATCGACAGGCTTATAAAGGAGATAAACAAGTGAAACGACTACTTCTGCTGCTTCTCCTGTCTGGGTGTGTGACTGAGCCTGACACAAGGGTCTGTGCTGACTACGGTTCGTACACCTATGTAAAAGAGAAGTGTATACCTATGTACGGTGCTTTGATTTGTGCAGACGAAGAAGTAACGGAAGTGTTTTGCAAAAGATACTTCGAAGACGAAGAAAAGGAAAATTAATGGACGCATATCAACAATACATTCACAAGTCACGGTACGCTCGTTACCTGCCAGAGGAACAGCGACGGGAGACTTGGGAAGAAACAATCGACAGATACCTAAACTTCTGGATAGAGAAAGACAAGCTTACTCTTGAGGAGGCCAACGGCATCTTTTCAGACATTCATAGCTTGGATGTCATGCCCTCCATGCGGGCACTTATGACTGCAGGGGAAGCTCTGGACCGTGACAATGTCGCTGGGTTTAACTGCTCCTACTTACCTATCGACCACCCTAAAGCGTTTGACGAAATGATGTACGTCCTGATGTGCGGTACAGGCGTAGGTTTCAGTGTCGAACGTCAGTACATCAGCAAGCTACCAGAAGTAGCGGAGGACTTTCATGACACCGATACCGTTATACACGTCGCCGATTCTAAAATTGGCTGGGCTAAAGCATACAGAGAACTTATTAGCTTGCTCTATTCGGGTCAGCTTCCAAAGTGGGACGTATCTGGAGTACGACCTGCAGGCGCAACCCTTAAGACCTTCGGCGGTAGAGCATCTGGTCCGGAACCTCTTGTCGATCTCTTTAACTTCACCGTTGACGTCTTTCGGGAAGCTCATGGACGTAAACTCTCCTCAATCGAATGTCACGATCTCTGCTGTAAGATTGCACAGATCGTCGTCGTCGGGGGAGTGCGTAGAAGTGCTCTCATCAGTTTGTCTAACCTCACTGACGATAGACTCCGACGATGCAAGTCAGGCCAGTGGTGGATCGACAATCCTCAACGTGGTCTAGCCAATAACAGCGCATGTTACACAGAGAAGCCAGATTTTGAGGCGTTTTTAAATGAGTGGAAAAGTCTATACGAGTCCCGCTCCGGAGAGCGAGGTATGTTCTCTAGAGTCGCAAGTCAAAAGCAAGCTGCAAAGAACGACCGACGAGATGCTACCTATGATTTTGGAACTAATCCATGTAGCGAAATCATCCTCAGGCCCTATCAGTTCTGTAATCTATCAGAAGTTGTTGTCAGGGCATCCGATACGTTGTCAGACCTCAAACGAAAAGTACGTGTTGCAACTATCCTTGGGACTCTTCAGGCTACCCTAACGGACTTCCGCTATTTACGTAAGGTATGGAAGAATAATACCGAAGAAGAAGCACTGCTTGGTGTTAGCCTGACAGGTATCATGGATCATCCGACGTTGTCGGGAAGGAGAGACAAAGGTGTTCTCAAGACTTGGCTTACTGAACTCAAGGAAGAAGCGATTAAAACTAATGCAGAATGGGCGAAACGTCTTGATATTAATGTGTCTGCCGCCATTACTGCTGTTAAGCCTTCCGGTACTGTGTCTCAGCTTGTTGATTCTGCTTCTGGTATCCATCCTAGATACGCAGATCAGTACATTAGAAGAGTCAGGGCGGACTCAAGAGACCCCCTCTGTCAAGTCTTAGAGGCCGCAGGAGTGCCTGTAGAGGATGACGTTATGTCACCCACTACCAAGGTATTCTCCTTCCCCATAAAGTCTCCTGACGGGGCTGTGGTGGCCTCTGAGATGGGTGCTATGGAACAACTTGAGCTATGGGAGATCTATCAGGATCACTGGTGTGAACACAAGCCGTCCATGACGTGTTACTACCGTGATAATGAGTTTCTTGAGGTAGGCCAATGGTTGTACAACAAGTTTGACAAGATAAGCGGAATCTCGTTCCTGCCTTATTCCGAACACACGTACCAACAGGCCCCTTACGAACCCATAGACTTAGAGACCTATGAGAAGCTGAAGAAGGAGTTTCCTGAATCCATCGACTGGGCAATCTCAGAAAACTCTGACATGACGGAAGGGTCTCAGCAGTTAGCCTGCACCGGCAACAACTGCGAGTTGTAACTTACGGGGCTTCGGCCCCCTTTTTTAACGGGGTGTATACATGAACATCAAGCGTGACATCGAAATACGAATCAAAGTTCTTGAGAACAAGTTGACTAAGTCTATACCTGCTGCTCGCAACAACGAGATACGTGGTGAGATTATGGGTCTAAAGTGGGTGCTAGAGCGTATCTAGCGCTCTTCTTCGTCCCTAACTAGCATTCCCGTAGCAGACAAAGGCATAGCAGCAGTAGCAGATGCCTCAAGACGTTCTCCAGTAGTAGCAGTTCCTTTAAAGTCTCTGGCTACTCTTTTTTGGTACGCAGAAACACTCTCGTTTTTAAGTCTAGGAATACCAGAGCGTCTCTCTAGTTCTGCAGTGTCTTCATAGACTTCCGAAGCGACCTCTAGTTCTTTCTTAGGTCGCGCTCCTCCCGCTTCTTTACCTCCACCTATTTTGTACTTCTGTATGGGAACTACGTTTACAAGGTCTTCAAAACCGGGAGGCGTTTGTCCAAGCAAATCGTGACCGTCAGACAGCATAGAGTAAAACTCACCTTTCTTTGGGTCTACCACAATAAACGCATTCATACCACCTAAATCTTTAGCTGAAGAGTTAAATGACTGCTGCAATACAAGTTTACCATTCATTTCGTTAACTCTTGTTGGGCCTTTGGGCTTGACAAAAGCGTTGGGAATAAATTTAGAGAGGTACTTTTTAAGACCTGTTTGAGTCTTCATTTGGTTGTCAATAGCGTCTATATACTTTTTTTGGTCAGAGCCTAACTTTTTACCTTCTTTTATTCTCTTTTTACCTTTCCAGTAAGCACCCCATACGGCAGCGGCAGAAGGGTTTTCACCAAATACCTTCTTGTTTTGCAACAAAAAATCCCTATCAAGGGCACTAAACAAACCCAACATCTCTTTCCACTGTTCTGTGCTTGGGTTGTTTCCTACTACGTCGTACCAACTCTCCATGCTTTTAGGGGAGTACAGTGTCCTAAGAGCTACAGGAGCAGTTCTAGCTTGACCTATGGCTTCAGGCCCTAAGTTTGTGCTCGACGTTGCTCTGTTTCTTGTGACTAACTGTCCTTGTTTGCCTTGTTGGGCGTACAGGTGGTTTGTGGCTCTATCTACAATGTCTTGATCTATATCTGGGTTATCTCTAGTCAATGCCTGTTGAACATCCTGAGTATTTTCTAGACGACCTACCTGCACCGCATCTCTTTTTAACGCAGGGTAAGCTTCGATGACTGTGTCACCTTTGCCTACTGCTTTGCCTGTTGCTTGGGCGCGTAAGAAACCTGAAGCTTTAGGACTTGCTTCTGCTACGCCTTTGTCTTCAGTTTCGACCGACTCTTTGCGCCTTACTGAGCCTGTGCCGTATTGTCGTCTAGTCGCCATCTCAGTCGGGTCTACAAGTTCTCTAGCAGTTCCTTTAGCACTTTGAAACAATCCTTCAGCAACTCCTTTTGCTTTTTTGATAGGGTCTCCGGAATAAAAATCTTTCAACTCTGTTGGTATGTTTTCAACAAAAGCACTACCAGCCCTTGACAACATACGAGGAGCGGCGACAAAAGGAGCGTTAGCAGGGGTAGTCAACTCTTCAGCAGCAAAGTTTAAAGGAGCCATAACGTCCACCTGAGTCTTTCTGGGGGCAGCCATGGGTATGCCTTCTGAACCTGCATAAGCCGCCATAGGTAAAGAACCAAAGGGGTTTTCTACAACAGGACTAAATAGAGTGTCTGCCACAACAGAAATTTGTTCTTTTGCGGCTCTTTGTGCTAACGGAGAAGTCCTAGAAGCCAAAGCCTTACGCATCTCAAAGATATCACTGCTCATTCTCAGGCTCCTCGTTGATGTCCGCAAGCATCTGAGCCAACATAACTTTGTCAGCCCGTAGTGTAGCTAGAGTTTCTGCCGTTACGTTACCGCTGTTAATCATTGTGTCCGTGGCTCGTATTAGTTCCCTTACGACCTCCCTTCTTCTTCTTTTTCGGGTCATTCGGGCAACACCCATGCCTACACCGCCACCAGCGATAATCTGGCCTAGTACTGGGAAGCCAGCCAAGGCTGACCCTGCAGCACCTGCCGTAGCAGCGATAGCGAGAGGAGTAGTAGGAAAACGCAGGCCAGACACATCTTCAATCCCTTTCATCGTACGGCCAACCATTGTTTGATTTATGGCTCTACCTGCCTTAACATCAAGCAGGTTCTTGGCCCTGAACAACATAGACATACCATTGATAAGTCGGTAGGCTTCGTCATCAGGCATCAACTTAAGAAACGCTTGGTTTAATTCGTCCCGTACGTACTTACCTGCTACTTCTTTCGCGTTAGCTAGGTCAGGATTCTCAAGCCCTGCCGTAGGCTTCTTACGGAATATCTGCTTGTCAAGGGCTCGCCTGACTTCAAGGATGTCTCTGGCTGTAATGTTACCTTTCTTTGCTCGTTCTTGGAGTCTTTTGACAGCCGTGTCAATAAACAGGTCCACTTTTTTCTGTGCATCGGGCATCAACTCAACGTAGTCATCAAGGTCGTGGAAGCCAGCCTTAAGTTCTTCCAAAGAGTCAGTTAGGTCCTGTACCTGAGTCGCAGGGTTCTGAGACCTGTTAATGTAACTCTGTAGGTCAGCCTCGTGTTTAGCTAGTTGGCCGTCTACGACCTTTGCGTTTACCGCTGGGTTACGGTCACCTTTGTAGTCTGGCAGTGTCTGAAGGTAGTCAATCACAGTTTCTTCAGACGGCGAGTGCATGTACACGTTGCGATTCAATGCCCCTACAGGCTCCACAGTTCCCGGTGCCTTGACGTAGTCTTCAGGTAGTAAGCTGTCTGCAATAGCCTTACGTTCTTCTTCCAGACGCGCTTCTGTAGCCATTCTGGTGGCTTGAACACGGACGGGTGTTGGAACGCCGGGAACCTTTGGAGTTGGTGTCTTACCTAAGGTTCCTATGTTCAGGACCATTTCAGCAGTAGTAGCCTCCTCTGGATACGCCTGAGCCAACTCACCTAGCTTCTCTACGCCACGTTTGATGTCAGAAGCTTCGTACGACTCTGAGACAAACTCTTGAAGCGCCTCAGGAGCGTACCTTTTGTAGGCTTCTCCTGCTACTGCTCCTGCTGTTTCTCCAGCAGCGCCAACACCGGCAGCAATATCAGCCGCTACTCTAAACTTGCCGGGAGGTCTTTCCATAAGCCCCCTGTAACGCTCACGAGTCTCCCTGAAACGCTCAGGTGTTTCTGCAATCATCTCCCGCATACTCTCAGGTTCACGGGGAGTAGGAGGAGTTACGGTAAAGGTTTCTCCGTTGACAATACCAATGACTTCTCCAGTCGCTTTGTTGGTGGCAGTCTTGAGCGGCAACCATTGTTTACCGTCCCAGTATATTTTCTGTCCTGTCTGTGGATTAGTCGCTGTCTTCATGTTTTAGTCCAATTCAAAACCTTCGGGAAGTACTGCTTCTGCTTCTTCTGGCTCCTCTGGCATGGTTATGCTTGGGAAGCTGGTCATATTTTGTTCACCTAATCGTTTTGCAGTGGCTGCTCTTACTGTATTAAAATCACTAATGACTTTTAACAAGTCTTTTCTTCTTATTTTAATAAGGTTCAATAAAGCTTCTTGTTGTTGCGTAATGTCAGCACCTTGTTCAATTTTAGCATATTCTCTATCTGCATCTGATAAACCAGACCCTGAACCAAAGTCTTTAATGTTTTGTCTTACTAGTGTAGCTGCCTCAGCAATATAGTTTTCAGCAGTAGTAACTTGAGGATCGTAAGGCATCCCTATTGCTTCGCCAATACGTCTTAAAGTCAATTCTGTTGTTGCTAAAAGACCCGTAGGCATTCCTCCCTCTAAACGAGCCGCTTGCCTATCAATTATAGTAATCATGTCACGAGCGCCTTGGGCTTTTTCATTAAACTCAACAAACTCTTTAACATTGGCTTTTGCCATTTCTTCGGCACCAACTTGTTGACTAGTGTCTACAATCTGCTGTACGACATTTGGAGCCTTACGTACCAACCCAAGCTCACTAGCTTTAACGTAAGTGTTAGTCTGGTCATTGTAGACTAAACCAAAGTCGTTGACATTAACAGCTTTGATGTTACCTTCTGCGTCCTGCCAAGCCTCCAGCTTACCTGTACGACCTTTAAGCAAGGCGTCTGCTTCGTCAGCCGACAGCGTACCCATAGCCGTGATTTGAGCAGGAGTAAACCCAGCCATCTTTAGACGCGCCCTGATAACCTGCGGATTGTCTAGAGGCAACTGCTCAATCTGAAACGTCCGTACGTCTTCACTAATAGCCCGTAGTTCGTCCATGTCCGTAGTAGATCGTGCAGTCGCTGCTTGGTCCTTAAGTCCTGCCGCTTCTGCTGCTTTTGCTACTTGCTCTTGGAAAGCAACAAGTTGGGCTTGTGCTGCTCCTTGTGCCTGTAAGTCACGCGCTGCTGTTGCGTACTTTACAGCGTTTTCCATGTCTCCTTGAGACTGATAAAACTGCGCCAACTGGCTCAAACCCTCTGGTGTATTGGGGTCCATACCAGACAGCATTTGCTGCTGCGCCATCTTACGTGGCCTTGCACCAAGTTGTTGTGCAGTCGTGAACAAACCTTGCTGATACGAAGGCTGCAAAAGACCCTGTAAAAA